AGATAACACAATAATAGAATGGGTTGCAGATTATAGAAATGATGAAGGTTTAAGAAAAAGAAAAGACAAAACAACTCCATGTTTAACAGCATCAAAAAATTCAGAAACTGTACTGTCAAGGATGCCTCCTATTTTAAAACAAGATAAAATCAGAAGATTAACTCCAATAGAATGTGAAAGATTACAAGGATTCCCAGATAATCATACTAAAGGTGTTAGTGACACACAAAGATATAAACAATGTGGTAATTCTATAACTGTAAATGTAATGCAAGAAATAATTAAAAATTTAATTTAATAAAAAAACTAATGAAAACAATAACTATAACTGAAAATGAAATAAGTAGTTCTATAGATGCAATCAAATGGCATTTAAAAAACTATGGACATATAACAAGTTTACAAGCTATTAAATTATATGGTGCTACAAGATTAGCAGATATAATATATAAGTTAAAGAAACAAGGTTATACTATACATACAACTGATCTAGAATTTACTACTAGATTTGGTAGAAAAACAACAGTAGCTAAATACTTATACTTCAAACCAAAACCAACATTTGAACAAAAATTAATATGGGGGTAAAAAAACCTGTAAGTAAACTAAAGAAAGAGTTAGACAAATGGTTTAGTCTTTACATTAGATTAAAAGATGCTACTAATGAGGGTGCAGTAATTTGCGTAACTTGTAATAAGGTAAGTCATTATAAAGTAGGTATGCAAAATGGTCATTTCCAGTCTAGACGTTTTATGTCAACTAGATATGATGAACAAAATTGTGCTGTTCAGTGTATATCCTGTAATTGCTTTTCTCAAGGCGAACAATTTAAATTTTCAGTATATATAGATTCTAAGTATGGTAGTGGAACTGCACAAGAATTAGAATATAAATCTAGACAAGCATTTAAAATGATGCGTATAGATTATGTAGAGAAGATAAGTTATTACAAAGACCTTGTTAATAAAATAAAAAAGGAAAAGAGTATAGAATGAATAATTTTCTATATTTGAATATGACTAAACCTATATTTGCAAATACTACACATCAAATAGTTGTCAATGATTATTTAAACTTAATGCTAACATTTGCAAAAGACATATCTACTAAAGCAAAGTTTGAAAACTTTAAGGAAGTTTTAGATTGCGTTTTAGAATATCACAACAGTTACGGAGAAGATGTAAATGGTGGTAACTGGAACGATTGGTTAATGATCATACCTATTAATACTTCTGTAATGGTTAATGGATATTTTGCAGGAATACAAAGTAAACGTAATTTAGAAATAGTTAGGTCTTACAAAGTTCTGTTAGATAATGCGTTAGAGGTTTTGGTTAATGATTTGCGAGAAATAGAATACAATAATGAATAAAGTTTATGAAGCAGTAGCAGATTGTAGAAAGACATTTGTAGAGATGTCCTTTGCTTTTACTCACGATATAAACGAAATAGAAGAAGCAGTACAAGAATGTCTAATGTATTTTTTACAAATGAATCCTACAGTTCTTAAAGACATATACGAAAAAGATGGACATAAAGGATTAATAAGATATGGTGCAGTAGTATTAAGAAGAAGTTTTACAAGTCCTAGAAGTCCTTATTATTATAAGTATAAAAAATACTATACTAACTTAGATGCACAAGCAAGTACATTAACTTACGACATAACAGAAAGTGGAGAAACATCTAATGAAAAGAATCTATACAACATACCTAATCCTGAAGAATATAAACAATGGCAAAAGCTAGAACTTATAGATCAAGCATTAGAAAATGTTTACTGGTATGATGCTTCTGTATTTAAGTTATACTACTATGAAGGTAACACATTAACAGGACTTGCTAAAAAGACAGGCATAAGTAGAAACAGTCTTTTTACGACAATAGACAAAGTAAGAGAACAACTTAAAGAATTGTTAGATGAGTAATTTCTTTGTTAAAGATGAGGTTTATCAAGAACGCATAGCATTATGTAGAGAGTGCGTATATTACTTTAAACCTACAGGTAGTTGTAAAGTCTGCTTATGTTTTATGAAAGTAAAAGCTAGGATAGGAGTAATGGAATGTCCTCAGAAGTATTGGGGAAAGACAACAGAAGTAGAAAGACCTGATGACATACCACAAGAACTAATAGATGAATGTTTATTGATTTGGAAAGATGTAAAAACAGGAGTAGCTAAGAACGTAACAGTAAAAAAGAAAATGATAGAATTATATAATACAATATATAATGCCAACTATAAAACTACAAGTAATTGTGGTTCTTGTTTAAATAGTTGCTATCACGGAATAAGACAAATAGTAGAAAAATATAAAACATAAAATATGAAAAATAAGATACCTGATTATTATATAGGAAAGAATTATAAATACGAAGCTAGAAAAGTAATATCAGATTGGGAACTAAACTGGAATGTAGGTAATGCAGTAACGTATTTACTAAGAGCAAACTTTAAACATAATTCTCCTGAAGAATGTATTAAGAAAGCTATACACCATTTAGAGTTTGAGTTAGAGGAGTTAGATCAGCAGAAGAAAAAGAATGTTAGATTAAATCATATATAAAGGAGGGTGGGCATATTGCCGTAATAATTATTAAATGTTTTTATACTCTCCTTTATTTTTAAAACAAAAACTATGTTAATATATCAATGTAATAAATGTGAAATACAAAAAGAATTTAGTAAAGTCGTTATGAAAGTAGAAAACGGCAAAGTTGTTAATGTGGGTACTGAGTGTCCAAAGTGTAACGAGTATATGCAAGAGATAGCTAAAGAGTTTAATGGCTTTCCTCAATTACGCAGAACAGAACCATCACTAAGTAAAAGACAAGATAGAATGTGGAAAGACACTAAAGAAAAACTAACAAGCTAATGAAGTTTGTAATACACGATAACAAAGACAAGATGCAATTAGTAAACTATTTAAAAGATATAGAAAGTCCTTACACAGTAGATGTAAAGAAACATAGAAACACAAGGTCTAACGTACAAAACAATTATTACTGGAAATGTATAGTACAAGTATTAGCACAAGAGTTAGGTTACTTCAATGATGAGATGCACGATATTCTCCGTGCTAAGTTTCTTAATGAGTGGGAGATGGTAGAGATAAACAACAAGAAGATAGGAATAAACAAGATAGTAAGTACAACATCTTTAAATACAAAAGCATTTGAAATATATGCAGACCAAATAAGAATATGGGCATTGTCTGATCTAGGTATAAGACTAATGCTACCAAATGAATATCAATAATTTCTATTATATAAAAGAATCAGTTAACTAATTTAAACTAATTATATGGATGGCAGAATAAACAATAAAGGTACAAAAGGAAACAAAGGTGGTAGACCATCTAAAGCAGAAGAACAAAAGCTAATAGAAAACCTTACACCTATGAACGCAGATGCTTTAAAGTCTTTACAAATAGGTTTAAAGAATAAAGAACAATGGGCAGTTAAATTATTTTTTGAATACTTTTATGGTAAACCACAACAACGAGTAGATGTAACAACGAATTTTGAGAGTTTAAACATACCTATAATAAACTTTGTTGAATCCGAAACTGAATAAAAAATATAGTGCATTATTTTCATCTAACTGTAGATACTATATAATCACAGGTGGTAGAGGATCAGGTAAGTCCTATGCCGTTACAGTATTTTTAACATTACTTACAATGACACAAGGTATAAGAGTGTTGTTTACAAGATACACTATGGTATCTGCACACTTATCTATTATACCTGAGTTCTTAGAAAAGATAGGACTATTAGGATTTGATTCTATATTTAGTATAAACAAATCAGAGGTAGTAAATACATCAACAAAGAGTGATATACTATTTAGAGGTATTAAGACCTCATCAGGAAACCAAACTGCATCTCTTAAATCATTACAAGGAATATCTTGTTGGGTACTTGATGAAGCTGAGGAACTTATAGATGAAAACATATTTGATACTATAGACCTTAGTATTAGACAGAAAAGCATACAGAACAGAATTATACTTGTTTTAAATCCAGTTACTAAAGAACATTGGATATACAAACGATTCTTTGAGGAGAGAGGGGTTAGAGATGGTTTTAACGGCATTAAAGACAATGTCTGCTACATACACTCCACATACTTAGATAATAAAGCTAACCTATCTAAAAGCTTCTTAGAAAGGATTTATAGATTAAAAGACATAAACTTTAAAAAGTATCAACATAAGATTCTAGGTGGTTGGTTAGATAAAGCAGAGGGAGTAGTATTTGATAACTGGACAATAGGAGAATTTAATCCTGATAACCTACAAACATCTTGTGGAATGGACTTTGGTTTTTCTGTTGATCCTGATAGTCTTACTGAGGTTGCTATAGACAAAAAGAAAATGAAGATATATATCAAAGAACATATATATCGTAATGGTTTAAAATCTCACGAGTTAGCTAAGATAATATTAGAAAAGGTAGAGAATAAACTAATAATAGGAGATAGTGCAGAACCTAGACTGATAGAAGATTTAAGACACTTAGGAGTAAACATAAAGCCAGTAAAGAAAGGAACTATAGAAAGTGGTGTAACTCGTATGCAAGATTATCAGTTAGTAGTTACTTCTGAATCAACAAACATAATTAAAGAGTTAAACAACTATGTCTATGCAGATAAAGGAAGTAAGTTATATGTAGATAGTTATAACCACGCAATAGATGGTATTAGGTATAACGTAATATATCATTTAGACAATCCTAATGCAGGTAGATACTTTGTGCAATAAGAAAAGGTGTAAAATAAGAAGCTCAAGAATTAACCTGATCTTTGTACTTCTTCTTAAATCACACCTTTAACTAAACAAAAACTAATTGAAAACGTGACAAATGTACGATTTTAAACTAAATAACAATAAATTCTATTATATATTATGCAGGTAAACATTAAGAAAGATGGTAAGCAAAACACTTACAATCTAATTAACAGTTGGGATGATGTAACACTTGACAAATGGGCTAAACTTATAGATAGTAAAAGTAAGTCAAAGACCAAAGAAGCATTAGATACAATTAGCTTGTTATCTGATATACCTAGAAAACTCGTAAAAGAGTTAAGTATAAATGATGTATCTAATATCTTAAACAGAGTAGCTGCGTTGCAAAACAAAGCTAGTAGTAGGTTAAAAAGAATAATAAAGATAGATGATGTAGAGTATGGCTTTCATCCTGATCTATCAGAAATTACTCTTGGAGAATATGCAGATATTGAAACCTACATACAAAACGGAATGGAAAAGAACTTAGCTAAGCTAATGGCAGTTCTTTACAGACCAGTAGTAGAGAAGAATGGTAAATACTATTCTATTGAAGCATATAATGGTAGTGAGGTTAGAATGAGAGCAGAGAAGTTTAAGAAGATGAAAGCAGCAGATGTAAATAGTTCATTGGTTTTTTTTTGGACTTTAGGCAACGAACTATCGACAATTTTGCCGTTGTATTTGATGGAACGGATGGAGGAAGTGAAACAATCACTACTGATGAAAAGTTCGCAACAAAATGGAGTTGGTTTGGAGTAATGTATAATTTGACAGGAGGTAGTATAGTAAACTTAGAGAGAATAACTAAATTAAGTTTATATGAATGTTTAACTTGGCTTACTTATGAAGTTGATTTAAACGAAACAAAAAAGGTTAAAAGATGACACATTTTAAGAATTACAATAATACAATAGATACCTTAAAACAATTAGGTGCTAATCAGTTACAAATAAAAACTGTAACTACTGGAGATATATATGAGATAGACTTAGAGAAGAATACATTATATCCTCTAATGCACATAAATCCTGTTAATGCAGTAGCACAGAACAATCAAATGACTTTAAACTTTCAAGTGTTTATTATGGACTTAGTATTTCCTGATGAAAGTAACGAGCAAGAAGTTCTGTCTGATTGCCTTAGTATTTGTAATGACTTAATAGGTACACTAAAGAACGGAGAGAGTTTATACTTGTCTAACGCAGATCAAGGAGAAAGTCCTGCATACTTTACAGAGGGAGATATAACGATAGAACCATTTACAGAACGATTTGATAACTCAGTAAGTGGATGGGTGTTTACATTGCCAATAGTTATAGAGAACGACTACAACACTTGTATAGCACCACAACTAACAACATACGCAGGTAAATAATGTTTAAATTAAAAATAGGAAAATTAACAATACAACTAATACCACCAAAGATAAGTTATGAATTATGAAGATGTAATAGAAAAGCTAGAAGAAATAAGTATAAACTTTGAAAGCTATAATGACTATCCTGATAGTGCTAGTAACAATGCAAAAAGAGCAATAGAATGGAAAGAGGAGAACGGAAGTGATTGTGGTACTAGAGTTGGTTGGACTAGAGCAGGACAGTTAGCAAGAAAAGAAAATATTAGTAGAGATACTATAGCAAGGATGGCTTCATTTAAAAGACATCAACAAAATAAAGATGTACCTTACTCAGAGGGTTGTGGGGGTATTATGTGGGATGCTTGGGGTGGAACTTCAGGAATAGAATGGGCAATTAATAAATTAAAACAAATAGATAAATAATTATGGCAGATTTAACAACAACCTTATCTGAATCAGTAACACTAAATGGTTCAGTTAGAGGTACAACAAACACAGTAACAACTACAGGTATCAATAATGTATATGAACGTATTGTAACTTGTACTACAGGACAAACTACTTTTTTAGCAGCTTTTGATACTAACTCTTATGGTTCAGCAGTTCAGATTGACAAAGAAGATGTTAGGTATATAAGAGTAACTAATCTTGATGCTACTAACACTTTAGAATTAGCAGTAGTTGGTGCAGCTACTTTATATCAAGTATTACTTAAAGCAGGTCAATCACATATACTTTGTGCAGCAGAAGATGTTATGTTAGCAGAAGCTGATACATCTCCTAGCTTTGGTACTATGGCTGACTTAACTAGCTTACAGGTTAGTCCTGCTGCTGATTTAGATGTAGAGATATTTGTAGCTAGTGTATAATGAAAGCATTAGAACGATACTTAAATAGTTTCGGTAAAAGTGTTGTCAATAAAGCTAAAGGAATACTAAAAAGAAAGAAAAAGGTAGTATCAGGTAAACTTCTTAATAGTATATCTTACAAACTTAAAAAAGACAATGATGGATTGACTGTTCAGTTTATGATGGTTGATTATGGTACGTTTGTAGATAAGGGAGTTTCAGGTACTAAGCAAAAG